AAAAGTTTTATCTCCGTTTGTTGCTATTAACTTCATACTAATATATAAACAAAACTAAATTATTTTGTATAAAAAAAAAGCCCACCCAAAAGGGAAGGCTAATTTTAAATATAAATAAAATACTAAGCTGGTACTATTGAAGTAGCAGCATCAATATCTGGAACAGTACAGAAGAACGGAGGATTAACCTCAGTTGCAACCGCTGTTAGTGTAAATCCTTGCAAATCTCCAGCAGCAGCACCAGAAACGATAGTACCACCAGTGATTTCAGCACCATTGTCTTTACCTACAAGTAAATACTTAGTAACCCCTGCACCGTTTGGATAAAGTTCAACTACATACTGAGCACGACCTCTATTTAAAAGCTTAATTTCTTCTTGAGTTGCTACGTCTAACACTTGAAAAGTAATGTTTAAAGTACTTTCGTAAAATGTCGTTCCGTTTTCTCTTGAAGATGTTACACTTGTCTCAAGTGATGTTTGACCTCCTTTTACTTCAAACTTGAAGAACTCAGCAGTATCGTCTGTTGGTAATGTTACAGTCCCTGAAGAGTTTGCTAAAGCAGCAACCACAGTACTATAATCAATAATGTAAATATTTTTAATTCCAGCAAAGGCGGTTTTACATCCTACCCCTCTACCTTTTGTTATTGCACAAGCCATATTTTTTTGGTTTTAAATAAAAAAGGGTAGGCAGTTTTTGCCCACCCCTTAATATCAGTTAATTAGTAATTAAGAATAAAGCACTATATCAGAGCCGATTCCGATTTGTACCCCTGCAGTGTATCGCATAACGACGCGTACATTTTGAGAACCATCAGTGTCAGCCATATCAATTACTCTTACTTCGTTTCTGTCGTCTAATAGCCCAGTTCCGAAGAATAAGTTAGACTTAGGAGTTAAAAGCATTTTGTTGCTTCCGAATCCTTTTGCTACAAAGATGTTAACACCTTCAAAAGATAAAGCACCACCATTGTACCACTGTGTACCTTTGTTGTCTGTACCAGCTCCACCAATAGTTGCAGTAAAACCTCCTAAAGCACGAATATAAGATTGCGCTACGTTAGTAGAAACATAAAGAGTTAAATCTTCTTTACCTAAAATAGCTGGTGCGTTAGCAACTGCACTATCTACGACAGCACCCATTTGAGCAATTACATTTGAGCTATCAATAGCTACTGCTGTAATGTCGTTTACATCATTATCAGCTAAAGCTACTTGTAAGAATCCATCAAAAGAACCTTCTCCAGCAGCACCGCTCCAGATAGAAGTTTCAGTAGCATTAGCAACCTCAGCAGCTACTCTTGAAATAACATAGTCAGAAAATAAAGGAGGTAATTCGTCAAAAGCACTAAAGCCCATTTGTGCAGCTTCCCAGTCTGCGTGAAGTTCTTTCTTACAGATTTGTAAGTTTACTTGTAGTTCAGTTGGTGTTAATACTTTTTCTGTCAAAGTAAGTCCAGAAGTTGTAGAATCAAAGTCACAATCTGCAGAACGTACTAAGTTAGAGAAAGTTCCTACTTTCATAGCTGCCTTGTACTTGATGTTAGGCAGTATTGTAATTGCTCCAGCGTCTAAAGTTGAAGCAGATAATAGAGCAGCACCTAAGTACTTCCCTGCGAATTCCCCAGCGTATGAGGAGTTTGTAATCGTTGGATTAGCCATTTAATTTAATTTTAGTTGTTAATTATTTTGTTTAATACTCTATCAAAAGTTGAAGGCTTGCGGTTTTGTGCAAACTTAAAACTTGGTTTGTTTGTTGAATCAGCTTCTGGGTTTGCCATAATAGGGTCAGATGCTGGTTCGTTTAATTTTTCTTGTACCTCTTGTGGTACTTCGCTTAGTTCGTGCTTAGAAAGTTCTTCAGTAATAAGGTTTCCTAAATCTTCAGAGCTTAAGTCTTCTTTAGGCTCTAACATTGCTTTGATTTCTTCAATCATTTCTTTAACCTCAGCAAGTTCTTCTTTAGTTGCATAAGCCATTTCTTCTTTCTCTTCGGCTTCTACTTCTTCTACTTCTCCAGCTTCTTTAACCTCAGAGATAATTCCCTCTTCAGCTACTACTAAGATACGTCCATCTTCGAGTTGATACTCTCCAACAGGTACAGCTACACGCTCGTCTTCAGTAACGATAAATACTTCGCTATCTGCTTCAAATGAATCTGCTTCTAATACAGTACCATTTTCTAAAGCTTGTTGTTCTAACTTAACCTCTTCGTTAAGGTTTAAAACATCCTTGATTTTTTCAATCACATTGTTTGACTTCATACTTATATATAATTTAGTTTAATTTATTTTGCATTTTTATAAATAGTTTAATATTTTTTTTATGTCGCTTTTAAATTAGTTTTTTTTATTATCTTTTAGAAGCAGATTTTATAAATGAATCAAGGTTAGTCCCTAATTTTTTGATTTGTGTATCTAAACCTATGCCTAACTCTTTTGATTTTTGTTCTATATCTTCATAAATTTTTTTGCTTGATTTTAACATTTCTAACGCTCTGTCCATAGTGCTTTCTGCATCGGTAAATTTATCTACTGCTTTTTTATATTCTTGCAATAAATCTTGTGCTAAGCCCAATTCTACTTTTTGATTAGATAGCTCTTCTTTGTTTAAGTGTTTTAAAACTCTTTTGTAATTACTCATTTTATTTATATTTATTTATTATACGTTTCCTATTCCTTGAGCTCTTAAGCTACCATCACAGCACTTGGTTTTGTATGTATTGTCTTTACATAAACAACCACCTCTTCTACTGCCTTTAGGGCTTGTCTTACTTGGTGTTATAAATTCTTTAGATTTGTCTTTCATTTGTATGGCTACCTTAGGTATTATTGAACACTTTTAAATACAACCCTCATATCTGGTATAATTTTCTCAAGAGATTTTACCCTTGTATAACCACTCATACTGCTTGGGTCAATACCTAAATCGTTAGCACTTTTTTCTATTCTTTTAAGTGCTTGTGCTATGTTTTGTTCTTCCTTGTTTAAAAGTTTTTCTGCTTGTGAACCCTCTTGTCTTAGTTGAGATTTTGCTTTGTTAATCTCTTTAAAAGTTGGATTTAATTTTTTTGTAAAAACATTTAACACATCTTGTAAATCATCAACTAAAGCCAATTCTACTTTTTGTGGCTGTTGCTTTGCTAAATACTCGTTAATTATTTTAAGTGCTTTTTCTTTACTCATTTTATTTATTATTTAGTTTTTGATACATTTACCATCTTTCTTCTTGTAACCTTTTGGACACTTGTCGTACATCTCTACGCTATGCTGTTCGCAAGGCATAAACCAAGTCTTACCATCGTAATCGTGTGTATGTATTCCCTCACAACCTAAATCGTTAGACATCTCTTTAGCTTTTTGTTCTGTTGAGTATGCAAGTCTATCGTCTATAATAGCAAAATCTTCGTTTACTGTCATAGAAGCAAGGCTTAAGTTTTCTAACTCTTTTAACTTACTACCTGCCCATCTTAAACCAGCTTTACCACCCCATAGTAAATAAGAGATAGTACCACAAGCCTTAGAATCTCCTTCGTCATAATACTCTTCAGCTCTTGACAAATAGCTAAACATTCTTTTTATAGTTTCTTTGCTTATTGGTTTTCCTTGTGCTAATTGCTGGGCTCTTACCTTACCAACTTGAGTAGCACATTTATTATCTACTTTCTCGTTAAGCTCTAAACCTCTTTTAGCGTTATTCTTTACACCACTTGGATAATCTGAGTAACTTTCTAACTCTAAATCTTTGTTTTTTAAGATAGCTGTTACTTGGCTTAATAAATAATCTGCTTCAGCTTCTTCTATCTTAGCTAGTTCGTCTTTAATCTCTTCCTTAGGGCGTTCCATCTTATCGGCAAAATACCCTTCAATACTAAAACCCTTAACTTTACCAGTCTTTACAAACTCATTCCAGATTTTTTCATTGTTTACTTTTACAGAACCGACCCAAGTACCTAAAGGTAAATCCATTCCATACTTTACACTCTTGTCGTGCACCTTATCTTCTACTAACCAAGACTCAACTAAGCTTAATCCTTCGATTGCATATTGGTGCTCTAAAGTAGAGTTGTTTTGTTTCCCTTGTGTTAAATACATTTGAGACGCTTTTAAGACAGTATCTTTTGAGAAATATATATAATACTCGTCTTCTCCGTTACGTCTGTAAATAGGCTTATTAGGTATCAATAAAGCACCCATAAGTATCCTACGTTCTTTGTCAACCTCAGCAAGTTTAAACTCTTGAGATTTAAGAGCTATAAAGTCTTCTTCTATCGCTGGATTTTCCACTACGCTAATAGCTTCGATTCCTATTTCTTGGTCTTCGTCTAAAATTAGTTCTACTATCCGCATATTATTATATAAATGTTTTTAATTTATTTTGTATTTTATCCTATTGTAGCACCTTCAACAATATTGTTTTGTAGGCTTTGTGCTGTTGTTACGTCATTAGCCACAACAAAAGCTTGTACTGGCTGTTGAGACTGTCCACCGATTGCATCTGCTAATTGATTAGAATCGCTTGAGCCTACAACGTTAAAAGCAGGGGGTGTTGGAATAGAACCACCAGATGCACCACCACCAACAGATGCACCACCTACATTAGTCTTAGGTATTTTTGTGCTTAAAATTGTTTTTACGTTAGTTAAACCCGTTGCAATTATAGCAATGGCAGATGCAATACCACCAATACCACCTTGTGCAATAGCTTTGTTTGCACCTACATAAGTATCTATTGTAGCAGATGCAACTCCTAAAGCCTTACCTGCAGCAGTACCCTCTCCAGCAATACCCGCCAAAGTACCAATAGCACCGCCAACAGCTTCGGCATTGGCTAACTGTGCATTTTTAGTAGCCTCATCTATTTTCTTTTTAGCATCATCATTAGCTGTCTTAGCTGCTAAATCCTCTGCGTTAAATCCTGCGTTTAGCGCAAGAAGTTGTGTGTTAAATTCTGCCTGAGCTGCTAACAGTAAAGCGTCTCTTTCTATTATGTCTGTAACTTCTCTATTTATTAACTCCTTTTTTAATTCTAATTCTTGAGCTAACTCTAATCTTTCTATATCTCTTTGGGATTTTCCGATTAATGCTAATTCGTTTTGTAGTTCTTTCTGCTCCCTTAGTAAAGAGTTTGTATTGGTTTGTTGTTCACTTCTAAATCCTGTTATCTGTGCCTCTATTCCTGCTTGTTCGTTTAAAGCTTCTTGATAAGCCTTTTGTAGCTCTATATTTTCTTTGTTTTTATTTAACTCAGTACGAGCTGCTGCAACTTGAATAGCAGCGTTTGATTTCATTGCTTTCTCTTGGTCGTCTAAAACCTTAGCTAAATCTTTATTAGCTTGTATTCTTTCTTCAATGCCTTTAGACTCATCATCTCTTACCTGCCTAAGTAGTTCAGCTTGTCTATCATATTTTTCAATTAATCCTTGATTTGCTACTAATGCTAACTCAGCTTGTTTTTGGAGCTGAACGTTTGCGGTTGCAGCACTTACGGTTTCAGTAACATAGTCTTTTACTGCTTTTGTTGTTTTTTCTATAAACTCTTTACCTTTATCAAAAGAATCATTAACCCCTGTTAATACGTCTAAACTTTCTTTACCTGCATTTTTAACGTCATCTAAAGCACCCGCAAAGTCCCCACTAAATACTTTTTTAACAGCACTAGCCAAAAAACCTAAAGTGTCTAAATAACTTTCAAATCTTTCTTGGATATTCTTTTTAAAAGCATCTGCAAAACTTTTTAAAGATTCTAAAGGGTTTTTAAATATAGCGTCAAAGAACTTAATGATGCCACTTGTACTATTTACTGCAAAACTTACAAAATCATTAAAGGCTAAGCTTACCGCTTCAAAAGCTGTATTAAATAAATCTGCTACTTTCTGGTTTTGCATAAATATCTCAGATAGTTTAGCTAAGGCAGCAATTACTAAACCAATACCAGCAGCTTTAATTGCAGTTCCTAAGCTTTTAAAAGCTTTTGATACACCCCCAACGCCTTTAGAACCTTTTTCAGCACTTTTATCAAGTCCCGATAGCCCATTATCTATTGACTTAATACCAGCTAAGGCATCTTTACTTTCCACATCAATATTAATTGTTTTCTCTATTGCCATTTTATTTCTTGTTTTAATGCTTTGTAACCCTCTTTTAAAGTTGTAGGTAGTTTGTGCTTACCTTGTGCTATTCTTATAGACTCAGTCTCTCCGTTAGCGTATTTTAAACCCTCTAGTATTAGTTTTATCATAATTCGTTTAATAGTTCTATTTCTGATTTACCAGTTTTTAGGTTAGTCTTTATTGAGTTTATTTTATACCTCTGTCCGTTTATATCAAATCTATCTGCAAGAGTGAAGTTTAATAATATCTTTAAAGGCAAATAAGCAGTAACCTTTGTTAATCTGTTTTTACTGTTAAATATATTTGTTATATAACTTGAGTAATATTTTTGAAATAAAGTATTTGTAAAATCAGTGTTTCCTGTAAACTCGTTAAGCTCATTTTTAAAATTAATATTATCACTTGATACTGATGGGTCTAATACTATAGAATTACTAGGTATAATATAATTAATAAGCTCACTATGACTAGATAGGTCGTCTCTAAATGAAATGCTTGTACTAGCTGGAGTTGTAGAGCTTGTAAGCCTAATAGGATAAAACAAAACAGGTTTACCTATATAAGGTTCTTGGTTATCGTCTACATTATAGCCAACTTGTATGTTAGTGTTTGCACTAGCTATGCTGTCATATAATCTCTCATACTTTAAATGACTAAAAGGGAGTTTTACGTTATAGCTCCCACCATCTAAATTATTACCATCTTCGTCTACTTGTCTGTAATCCTCTGCTGCCCATTGGTAATTAAATAGTTGCTCGTGCTTTGCTGATAAAAGAGTGTTTGTATCTTCGTACTTAAAAACAATCTCTCTGTATGGTAGTGCTAAATTAACTTGGCTTTTAGATACGTCTATAAAACTAGATATATCATAAGAACTATAAGAGCTGTAAAAAGAATCTAAAGTTTTAACTACAATAACATCTCCAGAACTCAAACCAAAATCTGCTGGTTCAACATAAGCTACTAAATTAAACATCTTAAACAGCCCTGTAAGAAAGTCTATAACCTTAATTTCTGGTACTTGCTGAGTAATTACAAACTCAAAATCTGATGTAGCTTGATAAACACCTGTATCGAAAGTGTCAGTACCGCCTAAACCATCATCTGTATAAGCAACAGACCAACGAATATTAGTAAAATTTAAAGTCTGAGCATAAGATAAAGAAACTGTAAACTCCGCGCCTGTAGTTATTAAAGCTGCTGGAATAGCGTAAGAAGAATTC